GAATGGACATCGGAGAGAATCATAGAAGCATCCCCTCCGATGGTTCCATTCATCCGAGCAGTAGATGCGGCGGTGAAACAGGCGTACTTCGGGAATGAGGCCATCCCAAAAGAGACAGAAAAAAAAAGCCTCCTCCCGGCGGCTGGGTTGTGCAGGCGTATTGCGCGGCTGTTCAAGCGGGGATAAGCCCCGTTGAATTCTGGGAGCTCACTCCATACTTGACCCGCAAAGCCATTGCCGCGTTAACCGACGGCAGGAATACTCAAGCGTGGATGATAGCCGCATTGACGAGGGCAAAGAAGATGCCGAAGCTAAACGAGATGATCAGCAAACCAAAGGCGGGTAATCCGAATATGGAAGCTGACTTGAAAAAGGCGCTCGGAATGAGAAAACCAAAGAAAGAGCTCAAGACATAGAGGGATATTATGGCGACACCCATTGGGTCAGTGAGGGCTGAGTTAAGCGCCGGATGGGCGGGTTTTCGCTCCGACATGGGCAAGGCAAAAAAAGCCGTGGAGGAAAACGCAACCGGCATGCAACGGGCGATGGATAAAGTCGGCCGGTCATTCAGCGGCGTTGCCGGCCAGCTCAAGACTCTTGTCTCGGCATTAGCAATCGGAGCTGCGTTTAGAGCCGTTATAATCGCGGCGTCAGAGGCGCAACAGACCGTTGCTCAGCTTGAGGCGACACTGAAATCCACGGGCCGCTATACGCCTGAACTTGCCCAAAACCTGACTGGGTATGCGGCGGAACTCCAGAAGATCACCACTTACGGCGATGAAGCCATCATCTCGATGCAATCTCTTCTCCTGAAATTTACACGGATAGGCGGCGATGAGTTCACCCGCGCTCAGATGGCAGTGTTAAACGTTGCGACAGCGCTTAAAACAGACCTGAAAACAGCGGCACTGCAAGTCGGCAAGGCTCTAAACGACCCCGTCCTCGGCATGACCGCGCTTTCCCGGTCTGGTATTCAATTTTCCGAAGCACAGAAGGCGACTGTCAAGGAGTTGATGGCGGTCAATGATATTGCCGGGGCCCAAAAGGTGATCCTTGCCGAGCTTGAAACCCAGTTCGGCGGAAGCGCGGAGGCGGCACGGAACACACTTGGCGGGGCGCTTACCGCACTAAAAAATGCCTTTGACGATCTTTTAGAAGGCGATTCAGGCGGCGGAGGCGTGAAAGGAACGACGCAGGCCATTGAGGAATTGATACAATTCCTACAAAATCCTGAGACGATTAAAAACGCTCAAACCCTGGCCAATGCGATGGTTACCGCATTCACGAAGGTGTTGACGGCTATATCAAAGACCGTGGGGTTTACGAAATGGCTCGGCGAGGAATTGGCATCGCTGGTTTACGGCGTAGCCGGGGATGACATAACCAGACTAGAAAAGAATCTCGACAGCGCAAAGGAGAAACTAAAGGAACTGGAGGATGGGTATAAAGCGGTTGCGTTTGCCGATAAATTGCTGGGCAAAGTCGGAATATCAACAGACTTCCTCGACAAAATCCGTGGTATCAAAAGCGCAAGGGAAGAAGTTTCCAAGCTACAAAAGCAAATCGATGATTACAATGAATCGCAGGCGAAAGGCAAGCCGGCAGCCCCTAAGGTTCCGACCGCTCCCAATGTTCCCGTTATGGCAACGAATAAAACTGAAGGCGGCGGTTTAGGCGGCGGGGTGTCAAAGCGCGATGCCACTATCGAGCGCGGGCAGGCAGCCATAAAAGACCTGGAACGCGAACTGGCATTGCTGGGAGACAAATCAGAAGTTGAAAAAGTTCTTTGGGAACTTGAAAATGGTAAGTATGCCGATCTATCCAAGGCGCACAAAGAACGGATTGCAGAACTGGTAAAAGAAATCGAGGCCGGTAAAGCGGCCATCGAAGCCAAAAAAACTGAGGCTGAAGAGGAAGAGGAAGCGCTCAAGCTCCAGATGAAGATGCATGAAGAATACGAAAAGGAGAAAGAAAAAAAACAGGCCGAATTCTCCGAGGCTCATAAACGAGCAACGCTATCTACGACAGAATATGAATTACAGCAACTGCAAGCATCATATGACGAGTATGCAGCTTATATAGACGACAAAGCAAAACTGGATGAATGGTATGCCGCAGAGAAGGCGAAAATACTTGATAAGAGCGCCGAGAAGGAAAACAAAAATATTAAAGAACTCAAAGCCGCAATCGAGGGATGGGGGCGAGATAGCGCCGATGCAATAGTAAAATTTGCCCGGACAGGGGAAAAGTCATTCAGTGACATGATCGACTCGATGATTGATGACCTCCTGAGAATGATGATCTATCAGAACATTACCAGTCCGCTATTCGGGGCAATCTCCAGCGGCCTCGGCTCTCTCTTCGGCGGCGCTGCGAGCATCCCTGCCACTACTGGGCCGGCTGTCTGGGTCGCCAAAGGCAACGTCTTTCAAGGCGGCAACGTTATTCCTTTTGCCCGTGGCGGGATCGTGGACAGACCGACTGTCTTCCCTATGGCCAGGGGAGCCGGGCTTATGGGCGAGGCAGGGCCGGAGGCGGTAATGCCTCTGACGAGAATTGGCGGGGACTTAGGCGTGAAAGCCTACGGCGGAGGGACGGAGGTGAACATCTATAACAATGTGGGAGCCGATGTCAAAACGCAGGAACGTGCCACAGCGGACGGCGGAAAAGCTATCGACGTTTACATCGATCAGGCGGTTGCAAAAAAGCTCGGTCAGTTCGGCTCGCAATCAAATAAGGCGATGCGTGCCAATTACGGTGCGCGAACGCAGTTAACGGGGAGGTAAAAAATGAGCGTACCAAGTTGGCCGACAACATTACCTCAACAGTTGTTTGTTAATGGATACAGCCAGTCCTTTGCGGAGACGACAATTAAATCCGAGATGGACGCGGGGCCAGCAAAAGTGCGGCGCAGATTCACCGCAGGCGTCGAGCCTGTATCAGGGACGATGCTTCTTACAGAGACGCAATTGGGGTATCTGAGAACTTTCTTTGTAGATACCCTGCTCGGAGGCTCTCTCCGTTTTTCATGGACAAAACCGCCGGCGCATACAGCCGCATGCGAGATGAGATTTACCGAGTCTCCATCATGGACGGCAGTTGAACCGGAAGTGTATGAAGTAAGCTTATCTCTGGAGATATTGCCTTAGGAGGATATATGACTACTACTTCGTTAAATTTTCGTCAGGCCGCCTTTGCGCAGGAAACGGGCCGCGTTCCTATCGCTTTAATAACACTTTCACACCCAGACCTTGCCGATGATATCAGAATAAGCACCGACCCAACGCAGGAACTGACAGAATTTACAACTGATACAGAAAAAGTTTATGGCACAATATCAAATGGGAAAACATATTTTTTCCTTCCGGTGAGGATTAAATTGCCCGACGAAACAGATGAAGGCCCGGGGGAGATGCAACTTGAGATAGATAATATTCACCGCGCATACATGGAGACGATCAGAAGTGTTTACACGCCGGTAACATGTCAACTTGATCTTGTTATGGACAATGCACTTGATACTGTGGACGCAAGTTGGCCAGAGTTTAAATTGGTGAATATACAGTATAATGCGACCACTATCACAGGAACATTGAAATTAGAGACGCTGGAGTCCGAGCCTTATCCGGCTGGATCCTTCACACCTTCTTATTTTACGGGATTGTTTTCATGAACATTAAAAATTACATCGGAATTCCATTTTTAAAAAACGGAAACAATAGAAACGGCTGCGATTGCTGGAAATTAATCGTAATGATTTACCGCGAGCAACTTGGAATTGAATTGCCTGATTATGCGGAAATCTTTGTTGATGATTCGCTGGCTTCGCTCAGGCGGGTGGCCAGGACAATGAAAGAGGAACGATTAAAATGGCGGCAAGTACAGACGCCTATACCATATGATGTTATACTGCTTCGCATTGACGGTCTTGTTTGCCATGCAGGGCTTGTCATTGACCGACGGCGGATGCTGCATATCATGGATGGAACAGATTCGACAGTAGAGGAATTTACCGGACTACAATGGAAACAAAGAGTTGAGGGATTCTACAGGTGGATAATCGACAAATCATAGTTAGCCCACTGGCTTTCCATGCGCCGAAGGTCATGCAGGTTGAGCATGGGATGACAATTCGGCAGATCGTGGAGCGAATGGATCAGTCTGCGTGGTCTGATGCCTATCTCGTTGAAATTGATGGGCTTCCCGTTCCCCGCGAAGAATGGGAACTTATCCCCGATGTTGCATCTCATATTCTTGTTTATGCTCCTCTGCATGGCGGCGGTGGTGGAAAAAATCCACTGCGGACGATTCTGACCATTGTCGTAGTTGTGGCGGCAACTGTTATAGGAAATGTATATGGCGGCGCGTTAGCGGCGCAATTGGGGGTTACTTCTAAAGCTGGCATAGCGGCGGTGCAGGCGGGCGTGTCAATGTCGGCGATGACCGCCGGATCGCTACTCGTCAATGCCATCGCGCCAATAAAATATTCTAATTCACTGGCGGCACGGCAAAGTTATAACGATTCCCCTACTTATTCAATAGGGGCAAACTCCAATCAAGCCAATCCGTGGGGGCCGATACCTGTAGCCCTCGGAACGCATAAAGTATATCCGCCTCTGGGGGCGAGCTCCTATACTGAGCTAATCGGCTCGGACGAATACCTGCGCATGTTGTTTGTGTGGGGGTATGGGCCGTTGAAGATCGAGAACATCAAGATCGGCGACACGCCTCTTTCTTCATATTCTAATGTTGAGGTAGAAACACGTGAGGGATGGTCAACTGATACACCATTGACTCTTTTCCCATCTGCCGTGCGGCAAGATTCCATCGGCGTGATAATTACGAATACCGGTGGGCAAGTCGTCAGAACGGCGAAAGCAAATGTTGATGAACTGTCGGTTGATGTGGCCTTTGCTCGCGGCTTGGTGCAGTTTGATGACCAGGGCAACAGAATCGCCCGAAGTGTTACCGTCCTGGTGCAATACAGGGAGGTAGGAGCTCCATCGTGGACAACCGTTGAACAGAAGACCTTCACAGATTTGACAACTTCTGCCGTCCGCTATGGCTGGCGATGGACTGTAGATAATACGAAAGCATACGAAGTCGGCATTGCGCGCGTGACAGCCGATACCGACGATGACAAAATACTAGACGAAATATATTGGGTGTATCTTAGGAATATCGAAACAGCTTATCCCATTACATTCCCCCACCCGCTGGCCGTGACGGCTCTTAGGATCAAGGCTACAGATCAGTTAAGTGGGCAACTTGATAATCTTAATGGCGTTGTGTCGTCGTATTGCCCGATATGGGACTCCGTCGCAGAAACATGGGGAGCGAACGAAGCTTCTTATGCCGTGACAAATAATCCTGCTGCGCTTATTCGTCACGTCCTTATGGGCAAAGCTAATGCGCGGGCCAGAACGTCCACGCAGGTTGACGATGCCGGTCTTGGCGAGTTCTATGAGTTCTGTGCGACAAAAGGCTACGCATTCAATATGTATCGGGATTATACGTCTTCTGTCTTCGAGGCATGTCAGGACATTGCTTC